TTAACATAACGTACATAATACGCAGTTGGCTAGTGCTTCTTGAGTAGGCATCATCCATAACGCTAATCCACCACAAGCCATTGAAACGCCTGACATATTAAGCCCGTTAAACTTTTTTGCTATGTTCTGCCAAGCCATCTGAGCCTTATGATTTTTGCTGCGGTCAGCGGCTAAGTACACTAAGACTTCTTCTTCAGACAAACCAATCCTTTCAGCAATAAAAAGTGCTTCAGTTTCAGTTAGATAGCGCTCACCATTTCTGATTTTACTAATCTTCTGGTTACTTATATTCAAATCGTGGGCAATTTGTTTGTCTTGTACGTAATTTTGAGCCTGTTTATAGGCATCTAATAATTTTTCTTGATACATGGTGACCCTCCATTTTCACTAAGTTTATATCACTAGACCCGATTTTGGGCGATTTACAAACCCGATATTTGTACACTATGATTATACGCAAATCGGGATTAACTCGATTTGGGTTGATAACTATGGTGGCTTTTATGTTGATTGGTAACGTCAAAACTTTAATAGAAAATGAATTTGAAGTGAGTCCACGTCTAACTGGTGTGTTCTTTCGTAAGAACTTCGGTGAATCAATGTATGGCACGGATGGTGAGATTACTGATTTTGCTCTTACCTGTATCAGCTACTTCAACGAACTGAAGCTCGCTAAATCTAAACACGGCTTTGCTCTTCGTCAACGTGAACGTCAGGTTGAGTTTGAAAAGAACCAAGCATCGATTAAGCAAGCTGATCGCCAAGTTTCTAAATCTAAGAGTATTTTAACGGCCAAGCACATTGGGTCTTTTAAATATGCGCTCATCGATGGCGTATTGTCGATTACATCAAGCTCTCGCACTCAACCGAACTTAGCTAAATCTATTCGTGCTTATCTTCGCCAATTTAATATATTTCGTTTGGGTCAACGTCTTGATAATGGCGTTCAATTCTCTGGTGACGCTGTCACTGAAATTCTATCGATGTTGAAAGACAAGCATTGCACTTACGAACAGTTTGAATTTGTCCGTTGTTTGATAACAGGCCTTTGCTACCAGTTCAAAGAAACCGGCACGGTAAAAAATAGGGTTCAGTCTCCTACTTCTGAGCGCTTCGCTTTGGGGTGTTCGTAATGGATTCCATTTACTTCGACAACGAACCTAACCATGGCATCAACGCCTATTTCCCTTGGGGTCATAATTTCTTTAAGTCTCCGCGTGAATTCTTCCAGTTCATGGAAGCTCACTATGGAATGGTGTCATTTCAGATTGTTGAAATCACCGATGAGAACTACCAAGAGCTTTTGGTTAAGGGTGTGTTCCATGCCATCTAAAAAGCCTCATAAGTTCCATGATGAAATTCGTCCGGTTCAAGTGGATCACCTAGCCTTTTCGTTTTCGTACGGTTCACTTAGACATTTGGACAGCTCGAACGAACAAGACTTTATCAACATGCAATTTCCTGAGTTTAAGAAACAAACCGTCAAAGGACGCCTTAACTCACCAGAAGCTATAGAGAAATCAATAGAGTTACACCGTAACAAATGCCGTAAGGTTTTAGCCGATAGGTTTGATGAGTTCATGGCGAAAGTCTTTAACTTCCGTCTGTCACCTATGCGTGGCCGTGGCTTACATGGCTATGAAGATTCGATGGTGATTTACGATTCTACGGGAACGGTTGAATGTGGTTTGGTTGGTGTTGGTGGTAACAACGATACGGTTTACGTACAAATCAATGGTACGGGTTGCGCTAAGTTGTTCGACTTCACCACACATAAAAAGGTGCATTGGTGGTTGTCACTGTTGGGTATCACTCGCCTAGCCCGTTTGGATCTCTGCGTGGACGACTACACCGGAATCTTTGACTGTAAGTATGCTGAGAAATGTTTTTATGAGGGAGCATTTCGCACTGCTTCTCGTGGTCGTGGTCCGACAATGGTTCCTCATAAGCGCGTTTCACAATCCGGTGAATTATCAGAGGAAGCCGTTCTTGTTGGCTCTCGTACCTCTGCAATCTACTGGCGCGTGTACAACAAGAAATTTGAGCAAAACATCGCTGACCCTGAAGTGATTTGGTACCGCAATGAAGTGGAATTGAAGAAGTGCGATTTGGCACTACTCGCCTCGCCTGCTTCGGCCTTTGCTGGTCTGTGTGACTTCTCGGCCAGTATCGACCCTGCTGAACCGATGAAACTTGAGCTCAACAAAAAGAAAGCAGGCCTTGAGTTCTTCGCTCGTATTGCTTGGGTTCGCCGCCAATGTGGCAAAGCGCTATCTGAAGTTGTGGCAATGACTGAGGGTGACTTGGGTGAAGCATTCGGAATGCTCATTCCTACGCATCATAGACGCGCCAACTTTGAAACCTCGTTAGGCATTCCTGACGAATACACTAAACAGAAAATCGAAATTTTGGAGTCAAGAATATGCCTACAATAACTGGTATCTCAATCAAGCGTTTCCCTAAATCTAATATGGAGTTCGCGGAGCTGTCTGTCCTACGCGCTGTTGAAGAAGTCGATAACGAGAAGTTTCAGCAAACTGGTATCGGTTTCTCAACTGACATCCCTTACAACAAACAAGCTCTGAAAATTGATGTGGCCTACGCTCGTCAGCTTATCCAATCACGCGCTTTTGTTGCTAACCGTGAATACGAACTGAGCTTCGGTGCTAACCCAAATGATCCACTCGATATCTTGGTGAACAAGCTTGTTCCTGTCGATGACGAAGTTAAAAAACACTTCGATTCATTCATGCGTAAGGCATAACCCATGAACTGCATTACGACAACTCAAGACGGTTATCTCAAGGCATCTAAGGCCTTAGATTGTCAGTTCGTGATGCTGAGTAAAGATGAATATGCGGCTTACATTTCATCCACTCAATCGTTAGATATCAACGCTCAATTGTATTCAACGGTATCCGGTTGGATCTTATTTTCTTTCGTTTCGGGTCATGTGCTCGGACGAATTTTAAAAAGTCTTGGCAAAGGCTAAGACACAACTCTAAGTAATACACTCTTAAAAGGAACATTTTATGAAAACACGTCTATTGGCTTTAACTTCAGCTCTAGTAGTATCTACGTCTTCTTTCGCGGATGATTCAGCAGTAACAACGGCTATCAACGGTGCGGTCAGCTCTGGTCAATCTAACTACGGTCTTGTGGTCGTTGGTCTTATCGGCCTTGGCGCGCTTGGCTTTGGTCTTCGCGCAATCATGGGTGCAATGCGTGGCTAATGGGTGAATTAGCCTCTCAAGTCGTAACCATTCTGTTGGGAGTGGTTATGGCTATGTCATTCGTATATGGCGTATATACGGGTATCAATGCCTCCTGATTTGGAGGCTTTTTTATATCTAGGGTTTGATTATGAGAATAATACGAAACGCACTCTTGATAATGTTAATGACTCTAAGCGGTTACGCACAGGCGATAGACTGCCCTTTAGGTGAAGTCGATAAATCCGGTGTTTGTACTTCGGTGTGTGAGGTTTTGAAGTCCCAATCTCGAACCTATACCTATGATGCTTACATATGGGGCGAAAGCCCAACCTCTGCGTGTATTGGCCAATATGGTTCAGCCTGTGTGCTTAACTCAGGCTCAATCTCAGTGAGCGTTGACCCGACCAAACGCATGTGGAGCAACTCATTCACGTTCACAGGTCAAAAGTGCTCTCGCGGTGATAGCTTTTCTGGTGACTCTGCGAAACCTTTCCCTTGGGAGGGTGACGCTAACATGAATGGTATCTTAGACAGCGAGGAAGATTGGGACGGTGACGGTATACCAAACCACTCCGATGCGAATCCTGATACCAATGACAACGTGGTTGCTGACACTAATGAAGATGGTATCCCCGACCGAATTCAATCCGACTATGACAAGCTGGTCGAACTGAAAGAAATCAAGAATTACAACTGTGTTGGTGGTTTGGATTGTATGAACACTAGAGCGTGGTCGAATTCAGTCAGAGAACTAGCCGGAAACCAAAATGACCTTATTGGAGTCATCGATAAATTGGTACGAACAGGCATCAATCGTAATCAGTTTAATGAAGCGTTAAATTATTATAATGGAGGGCTGAATAAGACTATCGTCAATGGCATTGTTGCGATTCGACAAGATATCATGTTCAACAACCAGCTAGTCGTTAAGAACCGCGCTGAAATCACCGGATTAGGCACGGTGCTTCGAAACGAAACTTCTAAAATGAAACGTAACCTTGACGAGTTCGTTACTGACTTAAGTCCTAAGTTCGCCAACTTAGAAACTATGATGAACGATAATGCTTACAACGTTTGGCAGGTTAAGAACAACACCTCTGAAAACCTCACCCTTTCTAATCGAATATTCGAAAGAATAAGCAACTTAGACAATTCAGAAGCCATTTTGAGTGCGACCAATCAACAACAATTACGCAATGCTGCTAAAGCTCATGCCAATCAGAAAATACTCAAACGTATGGAAAAATCTCAAAAAGAGATGACAACTAATGTATCTGGCCTTTCTGAGCAAGTTACTGCTGTCGATGGAAAACTCGACTCTCTCGACACTCAACTCAGCGCTTTGTCTTCTCAGATTGATGGTATCGATGGCGGTGGGGATTATGGTGACACTATCAACGCTATTGGAGCTGACATTAATGACTTAAAGAACGGCCTGCTTTCAGGTAATACATTCAACGTCCCTACTTCTGATTTTAATGGCTCGGGCTTTCTCATCAGTGAAAAAGCAACCAAACAAGTTACCGATGATATTGATTCACTGAGAACCGAATTGTCCACTCAAATGGACTTATTCAAGAATATCTTGTCGTTTGATACCGAATCGTTCAACGACGGTCAATACCAAGAGCACGTTCTTGACCTTAACATCGACGGCCAATCACACAGTTTCAAGACGGGCGTTCTTTCTGCATTACTCGATAACGCGGAAATCATCAAAGCGGTCATTTTGTTTATGTTCGTATTGATGGGTATTCGCATGTTAGGAGGTGAATAATGGAAACTATCTACGCATTTTTCAATTGGATCTCTTTGCAGTTCCAATTCATCTATGACTTCTTTCAGTCTATCCCTCAAATGACAATGGACTTGTTCAGCTACATTCAGCTATTCGTACTGAAGTTAAAACTCAAAGCGGAATTGGAGTTTATCAAGCTCTCTTATAACTCGGCCAAGATACTGCTAGAAGAACTTGGCTTTAATGACATCTTAGCGGCCACCTTTAATGCTATGCCTGATGAGATTCGGTTTTACGCGTTTAAGTTTGGCATCCCTCAAGGTCTTTCTATTCTCGCCAACTTCTTTACTACGGCGTTTGTAATGAGGATGACACGCTAATGGCCATAACAATTCGAACCGGAGCAAATGGCTCTTACAAGTCGGCATACACTGCTTACTTCTCAATCTATCAAGCCTTGAAAGCAGGCAAAGTGGTTGTAACTAACATGGAGGGCATGCAGCCCTTAAAGGTGATTGAAGAACGTTTTGATATCAAGTTCCCCTCCACTTCTAAGCTGATTCGAGTGTCATCACGCGATAATGCAGGCGTTCATTTATGGACGCACTTTTTCTGTTGGTGTCCCATTGGTGCCTTGATTGTGATTGATGAGTGCCAGGATATCTTTTCTAAGAACATCGGCTTTGACATGCGAAAAGTGAGCTACCAACCTGTCGAGGATTTCATCTCTAAGGATGGCGGCAACGATGGCCTACTGCCTGAGTCTTATCTCAGCTTTTTCTATTCTCGTTATACACCTGCTGATATGGATGCATTACAAGAATCGGAAATCGATGACCGTGGAATCGCTGAATATGATGATCAAGGAAGGATCATCTATCCGCATACCTTCAACGAAGGCTTCATGCGTCACCGCAAATATAACTGGGATATCGAGCTGTTGTCACCAGACTGGAAACAAATCGATTCAGGAATCAAGGCATGTGGCGAGCAGAACTTCTTCCACAAAGGCCGCGACCAATTCTTTTGGCGTAAACGCGACCCTTTAATTTGGAAGCATGACAAATCAGTGTCTACGCCAGTCATACCAAAAACGAAAGACATCAACATCACCAACAAAAAAATCCCTCTGGATTCATTTCTACTCTACAAGTCCACGGGAACCGGCATTGCCAAACAAGCCGGAGCGATGAACACCGTCTTTCGTAGTCCAAAGGCCATTGGTATTTTTCTTTTAGCAATTTTCTGTATGGGGTATGTAGCTTATGAGGTATCCAATCGCGTTATTAGTTCTGATGAGGAAATGGAGGAAGCGCAAACGGTACAACTTGAAAGTGCCGTACTTGGGGAAGATTCGAACTCGTCTGAGTCGAGTGTTCAAAGTGCTAGTGGTGTACGTTCTTCTGGGGGTAATCATCAAAGCAATCTCAATGGTATTTCTGAGGTTGTTCCTATAGCTAGCATCTTACCTTTTGACGGTATCAAGAAAGCGTTCGTTACCGGAATTAACTTTGCTCATAAGAATGGAGCTTCGCGCATTGATTTGAGCCTAGAGGTTTTGGCTGACGATGGCGTGTACTCTTTGAATGAACGATTCTTAAAAACGTATGACGTGAACTATGAAGTGATAGATGCGTGCTTGTTGAGGTTGAAGCGCGGCCAGCTGTCTAAGCTGATTACGTGCAAGCCACATACAACGGCAACGGTAGAAGCTGAAATAAGTCGAGCAAACGTCCAACTATTCTAA